ATGTGGGTCATTAAGTAATGCCAAAAGATATTCTTCAAACTCGCTGTATGTTTTTGCAACGCCAGTATGTGGACATTCAATTTTACCAATACCATCCTCACACTGAACAATAATTGGACTGTTCATGGTAGATGCAAAAGTAGTTTTACCGATACCACCTTTTCCATACAAGCAAATAATCGGTGGTTTCATTTTTGCTTTTGATAATACTTTATCTAATACACTCATTTTTCTCCCTCACTGTTATGCACTAAATGATGCAGTGCGTTTATTTTCTCATCTATGATTCCGTTAAAAAAATCATGGACAATCCTTTGCAACTTCAGTGTTGCTGACACTTTGTCATACAAGGGTTCTATCATTGGTGTGATATCGCTCTCATACAGCGTGTGTTCTTCTTCACCTATGCTGTAAGACAACACAGGTTCTTTCTTTTCTTTAGCCAAATTTCTCTCCTAGCTTAGTTTTATATTCATCACAATCTGCCTTGGCGGCACAAAATCTACAATGTTCACCTGCGGCTCGTTGTGGGTTTTCTTCGTCACAAGCATCAGTTGCTTGTTTCAAATCTTGTGTGGCCCAACTTAATAAATTGGGCGTAGTAATTTCAAATGTTTTAATAGCGTTTTTAATTCTTGGCTGAACTATTGTCAGTTCCATGGTGATATCTGGGTTTTCATTCCCATATCTTATAAATGCACCAACGCCATAAATCATAAGCTGTTTGTTCTTGACAGCCTCAACAGGCCACTTACCAGACTTAAGATCTATTACGCAGATACGATCTTCACCTATCAAAATACAGTCAGCAGTACCAAAGCACTTATCAGAAATTTCATCCATGTAGACTTTTTCTTCAATCACCATGGTAGCGTTCAGCTCTTCTTTTCTTTTAAAGATGTACTCCACATAAGTCTCAGCACATCTAATCATGTCTTCTGTTACTTCTATTTGGAAATCTTCTATGTCAACAACTTTACCAAGCCAATACTCTTCCAAGCTGATGTCTTTAAGCCTGCCCTTTAATAACATCTCACACATCTCATGGATCAATGTCCCAGTAGCTGCTGCGATATTAACTGTATATTCTGCTGAATAATTCAGGTACGCACTTGCCGGGCAGTTAAACCATCGGTCAGATGATGAAGGACTAAATATCGCGTGAGGCACTATACAAAACCCTTGAACCTTGCTCGAAGTTCTCTACATCTTCCATGTCATAGAGGATCTTACCCTCTATCTTGTAATATGTTGGGCCAACTTGTTTGCCACGCCAGTTTTCCAGTGTCCTGGAACTTCTACCCCAGCGTTTAGCTAACTCTTTAGTGTCAATGAATTTTCTTTCGGTATGCATTTTTCTCCCTGCTTTGATTTACCTGTAGACTAATATACGCTTATCCACTATCATTATCAAGTATTTATTAATTTGGAGATGAAATATGAGTATAGATAATGTAACCCCAGAGGAATGGGATCAAGCAATCGATATGCTTGCGATCAATAATCAGGTAGGTGGACAACATTATACAAGTTTGAAGATACAACCAAAGGTGTATGCTTATGCAAACAATTTGAGTCCATGTCTTTCAGATGTTGTTAAATATATCACCAGAAAGAAAGATGATAGGGTGACAGATTTGCTTAAAGCAAAACAATCCATTGATCTTGAACTACAGCTCGTACATGGTGTAGACGGAGAGGGTAACAAAATAGGCCGACATACTTTGGAGGTAGAGGTCTAGGAGTATGAATATGAATTTAGCAGACTTTGACGATCCAATTCTTGAAGAAAGAAATGGTAGAAAACCTGTCTATATGGATAGTGTTTTAGTGTCTGACTTTATTAAATTTTGTCGTACAGCAAATAAAGATCCACATAGCGTTGCTGAATACCTATTAAAACTAGGTATTCACACCGCTAATAAGGATGATGTTTGTATAGATATTAATAACTTATAACTATCTATTAGCTACGATGCTATGAATGTGTTGGCTCACAACATTAGCGTTGCCTATCGCTTTCTCTTTATGGATATGTGCATATCTTTGAGTGGTCGCTACATCTGAGTGGCCTAATAGATTACCAACCTCTGACAGATTAACTTTCTCTAATGACCATGAGGCATACGAATGTCTGATGTCATGCAGTCTAGCATCCTCGCACCCAACCTCTTTGCGTATGACATCCCATACATATCTGGGTGAATCTATGTCAAAGATTCTCTCCCCCACGCGCTCACACTTGTCTAATATCTTTTGCACCCCGGGAGTAATAAAGATAATACGATCCTCGCCTGAGTGGTCAGTCTTATGATCTTTAATCACCAACGCATTGCCTTTAATATCAGACCACTTGGCGTTTCTAATCTCACCCACACGCGCACCAGTATAAATTAGCATCCATAGAAAGTTGCAACCTTGCTTGTATCTGGCTTTATGGCCCAAACGATCAAGCTGCTCGGTAATAGCGATCAGCTCCTCGTTGGTCAAATAGCGTTTGCGTTTAATCTCACGATTCTTACCAATGTTAAATGCCGGGTTGTTTTCTATGTAGCTAAAGGTAATAGCCAAGTTAAACATAGCCTTGAGGATAGAGAGACATTTGTTGGAGGTATAAGGAGATCTCTCAGACACATCGAAGTGTAGCTGTGCTATGTCACCTCTGATGATGCTGTTTATCTCTCTATCGCCAAGAGCTAATCGGATGTCGTTGTCATAAAACTGTTTAATGCGTTTAACAGTCTTAGCACCACGCCTGTTTAAATCTTTTGTGTATAAATCAAATAATTCGTTAAGTGTCATACTTGATGTCATACTTCCACCTCTATGTGCATTTGGTCAACATACTCTTGACACTTTTCAAAGTTACCTTGCGCGTGTTCATTGATGGCTTTTCTAAGAAGGCCTAAATCAATGTTGCCATAGATTATTTCTGTTAACCAACCTGTCGAACCATGGTAGTCATACTCATCAAAGAAGTTATCTACAGCCTCAAATGTAATACCTTTAAACATTATCTATCTCCATGTTCTGTAAAATGTGTGCAATAACTTCTATAGTCCAACCATTACCAAGCATTTTATAACGCTGAGTGTTGCTGACATGATTGGTGTAATTATCTGGTACTGTTTGCAATCTCTCGCACTCTAAAGGTGTTAGCTTTCTCCAGTAGACTTCTTGGTCATTATCTTTTGTCAAGCTAATTTTGTGATCGTTATTTAAAGACGGAGTTACAGTGCCAACCTTACCATCATCTCTAGGTTGTAATTCTTTGGCCCTAAATGGTGTGTGGTCTTTACCTGTTTTTTGTCTATTCTCTCTACGAGCTTTCTTAGCTTCTTCAGTTCTGACTTCTCTATAAGATTGCACAACTAGATTATCTTTTGTAAAGGTACTAACTGTATTGCTTTTTTCATCCTTTCTAGTTTCAAGTATTTGCTTTGGCTTTGTATCTTTCCATTTAACATTCTTACCATCTTCGTTTAAAGATCTGCCACGCCATGCACCTGCAACAACTTTCGGTTCTCTGTTACCACCGCCCATTGTATTAACAGTTGGAGATTTACCATTAGGTGAATACACACGCTTTAAAATATCGTGTCCATTGACATCAACTGCTGTGCCTATGTGTTGAGGTTTATCGCTAGTTTGTATTAACTGATCTGAATTAGATGCTGTAAGAGTTGGTGATTTACCATGATCGCCATAAACTCTTTGTGTGCTTTCATACACGCCATCACGATATTCAAACTCCATGATTGGTTTATCAAAGACTTCTGTTTGTATGCCAAGAACCTCTTTTAATTTTAACCAAACATCATCACTTGGTATTGCAAAACTGCTATCAGTTCTAAACCAATGCTCAACTTTAGTAATAGGCAAATTAGTTTCTTCGGCTATTTGTCTGTTAGTTTTTTTAGACTCAGCTTTCATTTCTCGCAATAAATATTGCAAAGCTGTTATATCAACCTCATGTTTTCTTACCTTGACCTCTTCTACATGAGTGCCAACTCGTTGAGGTTTATCGCTAACCAACTTCTGTGGTATTCCTGTTGCATGAAAAGTACCCTCTCTTTCAAAGTTTGCTTTAGATGATTTGTAATACTGCGATTTAATTGTTTGCGACTTTTCTGGTAAATCACTTGTATCGTCAACTAACTTTTGAGGAACTAAAGTCATACCATTATTACCCGCACCTTTATACATACTTGCAGTCATGCAAAGTGATTTATCGTCAAGCTGCTTAAGGTGTCTAGCATTGCGTTCTGTTTGTTTAACAGGTTTGTGCTTGTCACCCACATAACCATTGGCATAACCATGAGTACCTGCACATATTGTTCCAGATTTTTTATCTGAGTTATGTATGGTGTTAGCTTGGCTTTTATAGTTAGGGTTAAGTTGATTACCACCTTTATAGTTCTTTTGCATATTGTCACCAACATAATGTTCTGAACCAACTTGGTCTTCTAATATGTCGCGTAGCACTATGCCTCGCTCTTTAGGTTGCTCAATCCCGGGAATGTTAGTCCAATAGTAACGCTGTCTTGACTGTGCGCTTACCAAAGAGCTGTTAATAAAGATGGGTTCAACTCCCATGTACTCAGAAATAATATCCAAGTATTCTTTCTTCATTCTTACATTTTCTAATAAAAAATATTTAGGCTGTAAGTATGAGATAGCTTTGTGAAACTCAAAGAACAATGCAGACCTTGGATCATCAAACGCCAACTGTTTACCTGCAAAGCTAAATCCTTGACAGGGTGAACCACCCATAACCAAATCAATCTTCGGCAGTGTAGATAAATCTAACTTGGTAATATCACCGACTTGAATAATGTCAGGATAGTTAGCTTGGCTAACTTGGATGGCATACTTATCAATCTCACTTGCGTAATAATTATCTACTTTGATACCTAAACGATCCAAAGCAATCATTCCACAAGACATTCCGTCAAATAAACTTAATACATTCATAATAATCTCCCTATAGTGTATTAGCGTAGTTTAAGGGGTTTTGTTTTTTATTGCAAATCTTTAAGTATGTCTTGAATGTTCTTGACAGCATCATTGTTCTTCATGTGTTCATCAACGATGGTTAGTTGGCCCTTATCTATAGGTTTAGAAAACACCACATTCCTATGTGATAAAGAGACAAAAGCAAATACATCTATCTCATTATCTTTGTATTTTCTATGCGCTACTCTTTGACCTTTACGCATATCAAACCGCCAATTTTCTCTGCGTTCTTCTATTTTAGATTGAGTTTTTACTTGGCACTTATATAACTTTAAATTATGTTCAAAGATAATGTCTGCGGATGCGTTGTGGGGAACGATGGTTACTGTGTCAGAAACTTGAGAGAGGATTGCTGCTGTGAGATATTCACCAAAACGACCAACGCGTTCTGTTGCAAGGGGCATGGGTTATTCTTGTCTTGGCTTGGGTCTCAAATAATCTGTTCCATAAGCTGATCCTATAGGAACACTTGCTACTGTCCCTCTGCTTGTTGCATTTAATAATTCTAACAATGCTCTTGTTGTCTGCGGTGTTTGTAATGCACCTAAATAAGCTGCGGTTGCACCCATTACTGGTGCGCCAAACATATAAGATGCTCCTCCAATCCCAGCGCCTGAAGCCACATTCATTCCAATGTTTCTTAAAGCTGTTCCTGAATCTCCTATTTTTCTACCCAATATTTCTTGCCCTTGCCTTCCAATGTCTTGCAACCTTCCTTGTTTTAAAAATGTTTGTTTTTTCCCAACGCTTTTATCAGCAGCTTTAGAGGCTCTAAGTAATTGATTTGGAGTAAATATGCTGTCATCAACTGATGATGTTCCAGCTTTGGCTGTAGTCATAAAATCACCATAAGCACTTTTAGCTGCTTTGTATTTTTCAACAGAATTTCCTTTTCCTGTTAAAGATGTAACAAATAAATCATCAATTTCATTTATAGTATTTTTTAAAAATGTTGCAGAAGGGTCTGGACTTGTTCCGTAAGCAGTCCCTAATCTTCTTAATTGTTGATCTAGCTGTTGAACTGACTTACCAGTAATTACATCATCAGAATCACCAACTAGTCTTGCTAATCTTACCTTTAATACATTTTGTTCAGCTTTTGTTAATCCACTTGATTCTTTGGTAATAATATTATTAATTTTTTTATTAAATTCTTTGGCGTTGTTTATAACTAAACCACGAGCGCTTTGATTTAATTTGTTTGTTGTTTGATTGTAGATATAACCAGGAATATCATCTATTGCAAGGTTGGATGGTATTTTTACATCAATTTTTTTTGCAATATCGTTATAAACAGATTTATTAAATGTTTGAACAGATCTATCTAATGCTTTTTGCGTTCCTAATAAAGGCATAAGATTTAAAGTTTCCTCTAAATTCTTTAAAGATCCACCAATCACAGTATTTCCTGTTGCTTGACCCGGAGTTAATTGAACGCCTTTTTTCATTAATTCTCTTGCGCCTGATCCCACTATCGGTAAAGCTTTTTGTGCTACTGGCCCAACTGTTCCTGATATCCCAGCAGAAATACCACCGCTTTTTAATCTTTCACCTATATCGCCTTCAGATACACCAGAGCCATAAATTCCGCCAATAGCAGCTTGTGGGGCAATTGTTTTAAGAGCAGAAACAGTTTTTGGTGCTGCGGTAGCAAGTCTTGCTGTAGTTGCGCCCAATACTCCAGCAGTTCCAGTGCCACCAGTAAACGCTCCAGCAACTAATGAAGGAATAATTGATCCTGCTATTTCAGATGTAATTGCAACACCGGGATTCTTTTTTCTAAATGTATCTATGTCGTTTCTTATATCGCTTACAATATCTTTGTACTCTCTTTTACTTCCAAGAGATCTAACAAACGCTTCAGCTTCATCGCCATAACCAAGAAGAAAGCCTTGCCCTATAGCACTGCGAACAATATCACCAAAATTACCACCGCCAGTTGATTGAGCATCGACTTTGCCGCCACTTTCTTTTAGTTTTCTTAGCTCTTCTTTACTTCTGATTGCCATTATTGTCTTTTATCAACCTCTTCTTCTAAAATTTTAAAGTATATTGAATTTTCGTCTGTGTTTAAATATTCTTGTTCAAGAGCCTCGTCACTTAAAAGTTTCATATCTTGTCTATAAAAAGATTCTATATCGCTTCTAAATTCTTTATCAAAGTATTTATTTCCCTTGTAACCAGCAATAGAATTATTTTCTTCGTAATATTCAACTATTGATTGTTTAGCTTTTTCTGCTTTTTCAATTCGGTTAATTAACTGAGTTAATCTTTCTATATTTTCTGCTTCACTTAATAGTGGGTTGTATGCTCTCTGAATTAACAGCTCTCCCTCTCTTTCTGAGAATTGACCACCCAAAATAGCTTTTAAACTTAGCTGTGCTACACCTGCTATTCTGTCTTGAACTACAGCACCCTCAGGATTGAAGAACGCTTGTGTAGTTGGAAATTTTGACAGAACTCCTTGACTTACACCTGTAATGCTTTCACCAGATTTTTCAGCATCAACCAAAGTATCTCTGACTCCTTTTAAATTTTCTAAATAAGTTGCTTCGGTGCTACCACCACCTTTAACTAACCACTCTTTTGTATACCAATCCCCAAAAGCCTGATCTGATTTAATTTGTGCATCAGTTAAAACAGTTTGACCAATTCTTCCTTGTTCAGCAGCCTTTTTTTGAGCTTCAATTTCTGCCAATCTTTCTGCATCATATTTATAAGCACCCAACCCAGCCTCAGCATTTCTAATTGCTATACTAAGATCTTTATAACCTTTTGAATTTGGATCTCTGTATTTGTCTCTTTGTTTATATAAAGAGTCTATATAT